CTACCTCAAGGGGTTAGATGGGCGCAAGCTGTTTGTACGTTCAGAACACTCAGCACTTAACACGCTGCTACAGGGTGCAGGTGCTATTGTTATGAAGCAAGCCTTGGTAATGTTTGACAAGGCTTTATCAGACAATAAGCTAGATGCTAAGTTTGTTTGTAATGTACACGATGAATGGCAGGTAGAGGCTTTGGAAGCACACGCAGAGCAGGTAGGTATGCTGGGTGTTGCTGCTATCATAGCCGCAGGTAAACACTTATCACTCAACTGTCCACTAGACGGGGAATACAATGTCGGAAGAAACTGGTCAGAAACTCACTGAGGAATGGAGTAAAAATATGATGATAGAATTTCCGTTCACTTCACTAGCAGACAAAGAACGCTACAAACTTATTGATGGTAAGTGGTGGTACTACTACCCTGAAGATGGCGTAACAGGCGGCAAAAAGAGAGAGAGTGCCGATTCCCTAAATAATAAATATTTGAGGAAAAAGAAAAAGCTTTTAACCCAAATGTATGTGGGTGGTAAGAAAGTAGATGAGTCTCACCCTCTGTTTAAGCCGGGGAAGTATCCGGGTTTTACTGAAGCTGCTTTTAATTCTTTAGATAATTACAAAGTAAATAGCAAGGGACAGTTATACGTTATGCATAGTCCTTCTTTTCCTAGCTGGTGTAAGGTTGGGATGGCTGTTGATGCTGAAGATAGAGTAAAGCATTTTCAAACGTCCTCTCCCTACAGAGACTATGAGCTTATAAAGTTTTACAATGTACAAGACCGTAGAAAAGCTGAGAAAAAAGCACACAAGATTCTTCAAGATAAATATGAGAATAGAAATGAATGGTTTGTGACCAGTGCAGCACAGGTTATATCTATTCTAGATGATCACTTTGGAGTAGAGCAGTTTGAACTCTTCTAAAGATCTAGACAATCTAGTACCTGACATCTACGCAAAGCTGGATGCTCTTTCACAGGGTCTACCTCTAGAGTTCTCTGACGATCTCATAGAAGACTTTGGAGAGCGTATGAAGGCTGCGCTAGTCCACTGGGCAGAGCCGCACAAGCAGTCCAAGGGCTTGCGTATGAGCAACATAGGTAAGCCTGCGCGACAGTTGTGGTATGAGTCACGCAGAGACTTAAATGAACCCTCTACTATGCACCCACACATGCACATTAAGTTCCTGTACGGTCATCTGCTTGAAGAGGTGCTGCTTCTTCTAGTAAAGATGGCTGGGCATGAGGTAACAGATGAGCAGAAAGAAGTAGAAGTTGATGGTATAAAGGGACACATGGACTGTAAGATTGATGGTGAAGTTGTTGATGTAAAGACTGCCTCCAACTACGCCTTCAGAAAGTTCTCTGAGGGAACGCTTGCAGTAGATGATCCCTTTGGGTACATGGCTCAGTTAGCAGGCTATGAGGCGGCAGAGGGAACGTCTGAGGGTGGTTTCCTAGCCATCAACAAGGAGTCAGGTGAGCTTGCACTACTAAGACCGGGGGATCTGTCTAAGCCTAACATTAGTACAAGAATAAAAACACTAAAAGACATGCTCACTGTTGACAAACCTCCTTCCCGCTGCTATACTGATGTACCTGACGGTAAAAAAGGTAACATGCGTATAGCCACAGGCTGTAATTATTGTGCCTTCAAGAATGATTGTTGGTCAGATGCTAATGATGGTGTGGGTCTTAGAGCTTTTAAATACTCAAATGGTTTAAAGTACTTCACTAAAGTTGTATCTGAACCTAGAGTAGAGGAGTTAACATGAGTCCTAAGATTTGTAAACGTATTAGCAGACAGACTGATAAAGTTCTAGTCGAGTGGTTGAAGACTTTGATCCCTGAAGAAGATCACAGTAAGTTAGATACCTCTAACATCTATCAGTATCTTCCTCCTTCAGATTATTTCTACACAAATAAAACCCTACGTCTTAGCTTCTACAGCCCTAAGTGGGTGCGTAAGAACATTAAGAAGCTTGTTAAGCTTGGTCATGCTGTAGAAGATATTAATATGAATCTACTAGAGCGAGTAGCAAAGCATCAGTACTAAAAAGAAAACTGGATGGCGCAAGCCTAGAGTACCTAGACCTAAGAAATACTTGAAGCCTGATGGCAGTAAGTATGATTCTATATGGGAAGCTGTGCTGCATGAATCAATCCTTAAAGATTGGGAGCATCATACAGACTATGTTTCATATGTTATTGAGCATAAGTATGAGCCTGACTTTGTTAGAAAGATCGGCAGGAAGAGGATCCTTCTTGAATCTAAGGGTAGGTTCTGGGACTTTGCAGAGTACAACAAGTATGTGTGGGTAAAAAAGATCTTACCTAAGAACACTGAACTGGTATTCTTGTTCGCTAATCCATCAGCCCCTATGCCCGGAGCCAAGCGCCGTAAGGATGGTACTAAAAGATCACACGGTGAGTGGGCTACAGCTAACGGGTTCAGGTGGTTTAGTGAGGATAGTATCCCTGACAGTTGGATTGATAAGGCTGCAAGGAATACTGAAGAGTTTAGAAGACGCAATGATAAGATTAACTTGGAGATGCAATGAAAAGTATTGATGATGCGACGCCAGAAGAATGGAATGCACTTAGAAAAAAACCTGCTACACCCGTAGCTGATACGTGGAATAATATTTATAATGATGACAATGAACCTAATGATCATCCAGTGTTTGGTGAAAACATACCTGACAACAGTACAAAGTTTGACTCAGTTAGCAAGCCAGAACACTACAACAGCGGCGGCATAGAGTGTATTGATGCTATAGAGGGTATGCTTAATCACGATGAATACATTGGTTATCTACGTGGCAATTCTCTAAAGTATCGCTGGCGCTATCGCTACAAGGGTAAGCCCATAGAAGACTTGCGTAAAGCAGAGTGGTATGAAGATCGTTTGATGAACTATTTGTTGAGGCATCCCAGTGAGCAGCTACGATAGAAAAGCAGAGCGTATAGAAAGGTTCCATAAAAAGAACAAAGCTAAAGATAAGAAACAAAACAAAGCGCGTACACGTAGCTATAGGCAGTCGCAGCTAACAGAAAAGGATGACTTAGATGACATTAAAGATTGGCAAGCAGGATTATTTAGGGATACAGATTGACTATGATAGAGAAGAACTGCTTGATACTTTTTCTTTAGAGACACTCAAAGACCGCTACTTTTGGGGAGATGAGACACATGCACAAGAAGCCTTCGCAAGAGCGTCCGTCTATGGTGCAACGTATCAAGGACATACTGACTACAATCTTGCACAGCGACTTTACGGTTACGCAAGCAAGGGCTGGTTCGGTTTTAGCACTCCTATACTTAGCAACGGGGGAACCTCGCGTGGCCTCCCTATTAGCTGTTTTCTCAATTATGTTCCTGATTCAAGGCGTGGCCTCTCTGATCACTATGATGAGAACATATGGCTGGCAAGTGGAGGTGGCGGCTTGGGTGGATATTGGGGTGATGTTAGAAGTAATGGCGTTTCAACTTCTAACGGCAGTCAGTCTACTGGCAGCATCCCTTTCATGCACGTAGTTGACAGTCAGATGCTTGCCTTCAATCAAGGCGTAACAAGGAGAGGTTCTTATGCGGCATACATGGACATCACTCACCCAGAGGTTGAAGAGTTCATCGCTATGCGTAAGACTACTGGCGGTGATCTTAATCGTAAGTGTCTTAACCTACACAACGGAATTACAATAACGGATGACTTTTTAGAAGCCGTTAAGAATGATGAGCAGTGGAGGTTAATAGATCCTAAATCAAAGCAAGCGATAAAGACTTTGCCAGCGCGTGATTTATGGTGGCAGTTAGTACACACTAGAGCAGAGACAGGAGAACCATACGTTGTTAACTTAGACCGCTGCAACGAGGCTCTACCAGAACAGCAGAAAGATTTAGGACTTAAAGTACGTCAGAGTAACTTATGTTCTGAAATCACACTGCCCACCAGTGAAGAGCGTACAGCGGTGTGCTGCTTGTCTAGTGTTAACCTAGAGTATTTTGATGAATGGAAAGAAGACGATGTATTCATCAGTGATCTTATTACGATGCTTGACAATATTATAGAACACTTTGTTGATAATGCTACACAAGGAGAACATGCGTGGCATTTTAATCCTACCTTTACGGAGTTTAGCTATTATGTTCACCCAGATAAAACAGGGTTTGCAAAAGC